CGAGATGCGCTTCGCGAACAACGTGAGAAACATTCTTGAGATTGACGACAGAAGAATCAGGGTGGTCTAGCTCTCCAAGTGCCCTATTTTCTACAATAAACTTTTGATAATTTCTAACCTCACGCTCCAGCACATGAATTGGATAAATTCGACCATTTTGATTGAGCGTGTCTGCTTTTTGTAAAACGCCCTTCATCATTACTTTACCGTTATTTTTTTCGCGAGATTCCTTAATCATCTCCGGTGTGTAATCGAAGACTTCATAGGAATTTAATAAGCGCAAATCTTTCATGACTCTTCTCCTTCGCTCTCGTTGAGCTCCTGACGTAGGGTGGAATACAACATGAACTTGGAGACTACAGAATCGTCCACCGTATCAAGAGACTCAGAAAGAATCTTCGACTTTGCGTCCTGCAGTTTGTTAACCAAAAAAGTATTATCTGATTTTTGAGTCGTGTATTCTTCTATTGACTCAATAAGCTCTGATCGAACTTCTTCTAGCTTCTTTTTGATTGTAGCTTGATCTTCATTTGCTGCTGAAAATGCGTAAGCTTTTATAATCTCTCGTTGATCGTCGTTCAAAGCGTTTGAATACTTTTCATTGAGCTTCTTCATCATTACTTTCATCAAAAGTCTGGTCGTCCCAGGAGACTCATCGATGAGTACGTGATCGTCTTTCTTTTTTTCTGAAAGTAACCATTCACGAAGTTGTTCTTCATAATTTGCAAGAGAAGGAATATCAGCAGTACCAGTTGGCTTTCTCCACTCGTTAAGTAAAGTTTGAATGGTTGCGTAAAGTCTGTACTCTGCAATTGGCTGATCATAGAAATTTTCATCTTGAATCATATGATTAATGCTGCGAATCAACAAAGACTTTTCTCTGTCTAAAGAAGAAATATCTGCAGAAACTGCAGCATTTCTTGCTTCATTTAAAATTGAGGTTGCAACACCATCGGTGCTTACAGTCGTTTTTAGCAAAGCGTTAAACAACCTAAACTCTTTATATAACTGACTACCAGGTTTAAAATGTTTTCGAAGTATTCTTAAGGCCATTGATGACTTCTTCTTGTCGCCCTCAACAAGAGCGCTAGAAATTGTCCTGACTAAGAACTCATATAATAAAGCAGTATTACGCTTCTTGTTGTGCAATCTTGACATCTGTCTACCTTTCAATATTTTCGTCTATGATAAGTAAATCGCCGTTATCGTTAAAGTCATAATTGATCTTTTTTTCTTCTGACAGCAAACCAAATCTTTCGGGAGAATTTACAAAGTTTAATTTCTCTGACATCTTTGTCAGAGATGATTTTAAGTCTGGTGGCAGTGACACCTTCGGCGCCGACCTCTCATTGTTCGACGACTCTTTGAACGGATTACTAACAATCGATTTCATCCATCCTGAGTCAAAAGGATCAGTCATACCATCAGAATCATAGTCTGTCATTTCTTTAAACTTTGGTATATGATCGTGTCTCTTTTTTCTACGACTTTGATTATAGATTGCTCTTTTTAATTGAGACTGCGCCTTAACAGGAAGCTTATCTTTTTCGTATAAAGCAGGCATAACGTCAGGTTCATCTGAAGAAGTTAAAAGATCGACGGAAGGCTCTTTTTCTTCAATATCATCACCAGCAAAGAGGTCTTCTTCGCCGCCTGCTTCTTCTTCGCCGCCTGCTTCTTCTTCATCTGGTTCTTTCTCTTCTTCCCCACCGAGCTCGCCACCTCCGCCACCTTCGTCGTCCTCAGCGGCTTCTTCACCTTCAGGTTTTGCGTTTTCGATAGCTGCATCGACAATCTTTTCTTGATATCTTTGTTCGTCAATACCGCTGATTTGCTCGTCTGTAAGACCCCAAATTGTCTTACGGATAAACTCTTTGCTACTCATACCTTCAGGAGAAGAGCCCGCGATCTCAAACTTAGACCTCCACAACTCGAGCTTCTGTTGCTGAGCAACCGTCGATGGGTTAGAGAGGCGCAGAGTAAAGTTCTGTAAATCATCAGAATCAAAACCGTTAGAATACAGATGGATTATTGCAAGTTTATTTAATTCAGATATAAGAACTTTTTGGATAACTTGGATAGTCCTAGAAAACCTGATGTCTTCCTGAGCCAACGTTGCTTTTGAAGATAACATCTCATCATAACCGAGATAAGCTCTTGGAACCTTTAAAGCAGCGAACAGCTTCTTTTGGATGTAAGCTACGTCTTCAACGGCTGCTGCATTTTGACCACCCGCAAGCGTGTCGATCCTCGTTCCAGATTCTCCGCCACGGACTGGAATAAAGTAATCGTCTTCGATAGAAAGAGGAGCATAACGAAGATCAAGACGACCCGTCGCTCTATCTACGACCTGGTTTGTACGAAGATTTTTTCTCTGCTCTTCGACGTACATCGGAACGTTTTCAGGAGGAATATTGGCAACATCAATATAGAAAACACGACGCTCCGGAGCGCGGACGACTCGATAAACCAGCATAGCATCCTCAATAAGGATTAATTGACGCCAAATGCGACGAGCGGCCTCGATGACTGATGAGCCATAAGGCAAGAACATGTCGTTGCCGAGTAGACGAAAGTGGGTTACTTCCCAGTTCTCTAGGGTCCTATTTCCTAATGTTACCCAACGATATCGTACGGCAAAGGGATCGTTTGGATCATAGTTTTCTTCGCGTTCAATCTCGTTGACTGGTATTGGAAATGCGTTAATTACACCATATTTTGGAGAGACATCATTATAGAGAAAAAAGTCTCCATATTTAACGAGGTTTCTTGCCCAAGAACGAAGGTTAAATTCTACGTTTAATGTGTTGTAGAACAAATCTTCAAGAATTTCTTTTATCTTTTCGTTATCAGAGTAGATGTGAAGTACTCTTCCTTTATCATCCTGCGCGACGGTCTCATCAGCATAAATGTCCATTGCTGCCGCGATCTCAGGAGTGTACTCCATTTCGCTAAAATCTTGATACCTCATCAGACGTTCTGATAAGTTATAAGCATTCGCAGTAATGGTAGCGTAAGAAGGAGCTAACGACTTTTGAAAAAGTAAAGCACCAGAAGATTTTGTTTTATCTGCAACGGCAACAGCTGTGTCAAGAGTACGTATTTTACGCTTAACTACAGGACCACTCTTAAAAAGTTTCGAAAGACGTTGAAATAACGATTGATCTTTTTCTTTTACCATACAAATTTGCCCGTCCAATCTTGGACGGTGCTCTTTCTTTTGAAGATAATAACGCTAAAGTAATTGTCGTATAACTTCACATCACATTTTCAGGCTTTAAAACGACTTTTTTAACTTTTGGTTTAACTGAGTCAATATGTACCTTTGGAGAGTCAGAAATTCTATTTAGCGTTGTCTCTATTTCTTGTAGGCATGCCTGCAACGTACTATTTGAACCGCAACCTGAAGCCTTTACTTTTTCAGGAGCTTTTTCATTAAAAGATTCAATTGCTTGAAGAAGAGGTCTAATAACTCTGAATAAATCTTCTACGGCTTTAACTTCTTCCCCTCCTTCTTTTAACAAGCTTATCTCTTCTGTAATAATCTCTCTTAGTCTTTTAGGTGTAATTTTACGCATAGTGGTCCTCTAGCAGTAATAGATATTAATCATAATTAAGATCTTCTTAACGATACAGCCAAGAAAAATCTGTCACATCTGTGTGTCGAACTTGAGAAGGGTCCTTTGGTTTATAAACGTCCTGTGGTCTATTGTTAAAATTTTGCATGTTCGCGTTTGGGACCGGTCGTACTGAAGCTACGTCACCTGGCATGCTTTCATTTCTTTGAACTGTCGTAGCTTTTAACATTGCATACGCAAGAGCCATTCCTTGTTCATTTACGCCTGAATCGCCAGCAACAAGCCACATCGCGATAGCAAGACTCATGATAAGATCATCGTGAGCATCTTTTGATGCTTGAGCACGAGAACCGTTCCAAACAAAGGCTTGTAGCTGATCGTAAAGCCTTTGAGAATAAACTTTAAGAACAGAATTACGCGCTAATTCCTCTAACTTTGTTAATATTTGAGACCTAGTTTTTGTTTGAGTAGAAAATCCTGGGACGGCGTTCGGGTCCATGGAATGATATTCAAAAGGATCACCCGTAGCTCCTTGATAATATAACTTTGGATACCCGTCATCACGAAGCTTTACGCAAGTAAAATAACCGAATGTATTTTGTTCAGGGCAGATCAAAGCTTCGTTGTATTTTTTTCCATATTCGAATAAAAGATCTGCGAGCTTGTCTGGTGGCGTTTTTCCCATATACTCTGCAACGACCTCACAAGATTCATTATCGACGATATGAAAAGTAGAAAAATCTCCTGCGTCTCCTCGAGCGACGTCAGCTGCAATAATGTATTTTTTACCGACGACTGGGTGCCTCCACGTCCACACTGCATTTTGTGGTCCCGACTTTTCAACAGGAGGTCTAATAGACTCTCTCAGACTTTCAAGCTCTGAAGGCTGTAAGAATGTGTCACCTGAAGAAATAAAGTCGCAAAGAAACTCTTGGGCTACTTTACGTTTTGGAAGATTCTTTGTTTCTTTATCAAACCATTCTTGATCATGCTCAGGATGAACCCACCAAGAAAGCTTGATAGTGTTGAATTCATTTTGTTTTGTCTCACCTTCCATCCAGAGTCGATAGTATTGTCCTCCAACACCATTCGGAGTCGAAATGATAATAGCTTTACCACCAGTAGATAAGGTTGGATATAGACCGGTCCAGATGTCTTCAAAGTCTCTAATGAATGCAGCTTCGTCGACGATGAGAAGAGACAGCGCCTCGGAACGACCAGCATCTGGTGACGTCGGTATTGCAGTTATTTGTGAACCATTTGCAAAAGATATTGATTGCTTTGTAGGTTCAAACTTTGTGAGTAACAGCCACTTTGGTAAACCGTCTAACATAATCTTCACTTTTTTGATGAAGTTCATAGCCGTAGAAAGTTTTGTAGCGATGACAAGGATATTTTTATCTTTTTTAAAGATCGCAAACCATACTGCATAAGCAGCCGTGACTGTTGATAAGCCTAACTGACGAGACTTTAAAACAATGTTAAAGCGATTTTCTTCAAACTGTTTAACACAATCATCCTGAAAGTCGTAAGTTTCAAACGGTATAAGACCACGCACCGTGTGCTGAATCCTCACATAATTTTTCATAAAGTAGATCGGATCCTTTCCGCATCGGATGATCTCCTTTATCTGTTCACTTCTTGTAAGAGGTTTCATCAAGCTATTTCAAAAGCTGTCTTCCTACGGAAGTATGCAGTTCTCTTTGGATTATGAATATTGAAATTTATTATTTCAATCGACGTAGATGAAGACGCTTCTTTTGTTGAAAGGGAATTTCCAGAAATATCTTTGTAGACAGACTTAACACTTTTTAGAACAGCGCTGGTAATTTCGATGGACTCTTCTTCATAAAGTCTTTTCATAATAATCATCTCTTTTTCGGTAGCAAAATTAACAACTGCTTGATATGACGCTGTTAATACATCACCGGCAAGAGTAAATTTAACCGAGTACGAAGATGTTTTTGGAGTAGAAGAACGACCCCAAGATGTATCTAAAGCTTGGCCAAGAGCGTTGTAATCGATGTTTGGCATAAAATCTCCGTACTTAAATATACAATATTACTCAAAGATCAGATCAGAACTAATAAAAGACCTGCTATCAAGAGACTCGCTGACCTGTTGTTTGCTTGGTCTCCAGCCATTTTCCCACTTTTCTTTGTTTGAATAAGCCCACGTGTCTGCACACGTCGCGCAACATTTAAACTTAAAAAATGATTTTTCGTCTTCTTTATCGTTAAATCTAATTCCGCAGACTTCGCAAAAAAGTGGTACGTTTGAAGATTCTTTACCTTCAAAACTTTCAGGTACAATTAACACGTACTGACCTCTATCGACTATTTTTCTTCCTCTTGGATAAGGCTGCCAGTTTTCTTTCATTCATCGACTCCGTACAAAACTTTTGAGTCTTTCTCGTTTTTTGTGATCTCAAATACATGGTCTACAATATCTTTGACGCCATCAACATGGGTAATCACAATAATAGATCTAAAATATTTCTTTAAAGATGTTAGAAGTCTATTACAAGCTTCAACTCCTGCATCGTCTAATGTACCAAATCCTTCATCTACAATAAAAAAATCTGATTTTGGCAGGGTCGTCGTGTTAATCATTGCAACTCTAACAGCAAGAGAAGCGATCGTCTTTTCCATCCCAGAGCACAGTTCAATTACCCTTCTAGAGTCTCCATAATTGATATAGATTTCAGAAGAATCAGTGCTTTCATCATTCTCTAATTCAATTGTAAAATCAACGATACCTTGAAGTATCTTAGATATTTCTGAATTAATAACAGGCAATTGAGACTTTGTGATGATGAGAGGTATTCCCTTCTTAGAAAAAGCAGAAGCGACAATCTCATGAACTTTCATTTTTTCAAGAAGATTATCACGCGATTCTTTTTCTTCGCCTGTCTTTTCTAAGGTAGCAGTAAGCTTTCCTTTATTTGTGGCTGCTGAAATTTTAAGAGAAGTAAGATCATCTATGTCACGAGAAATATTTTCTATTTCTGTCTTAATAGAAACAGCTTCAGCATTTTCTTCATTTTTTAAAGCCTCTTCAAGATGAACTAGACGCTCTTTTGAAGCTTTTAGATCGATAACTTGAGAATCGCATGTAGACTTTGCCTTTGCAAGCTCTGTCTCTTTTCTAGACATTTCAAGAAGAAGCTTGGACTCAAGATCGATTAATCTTTCAAGCTTTTCAAGTCGAGCAAGAATATTTTCTTTTTCGAGTTCGTCAAGAGCTTTTGAGGCTTCTAAAAGCTTTTGCTGCACGAAACTAACTTTTTCTTCTTGTTCTGATGTCTTACCTTTGTTAATATGAGCATCTTTAATAAATTTGCAGCTTGGATAATCGTCTCCACATGGAACTTCGTCAAGAATCTTTAAAGATTTTTGCTGGTTCTTCAGTAAAGTCGACTCTTTTTCATAAGAATGCTTTAACGATGTAATAGAAGACTCTAGACTCAAATAAGCAGAATGTCTGGCTTTTAAATCTGTGAGGTTGTTATCTGACTTTACCTCTTTTATTGTCTCGATCTTCTTTTCACATTCTTTTATTTCTTGTCCTAACTTCTCTATTGTTTGGGTACAAGACTTGCAGCGTTGTTCTAACAATTCTACCATTTTAGCGAATGATTCAACTTGAGACTTGGTAACTGGGGTAACATCCTTGTGCTTTGAAAGTTCTGTCTGGAACTGAGAAAGCTTAAACTGTTTTTCTTTTATTTTTTGATTTAATTGTTTAATCTCATCATCAACTTTTTCGATAGCTTTGTTTCCAAGCTGAATTACTTCGTTCCAATCTCTCTCAGGAAAATTCTTAAGTTGAGCTTTTAATCCACTCAACTCCCTATTAGCAATTTCATGCATCCTATCGAAGATATCAAGATCAAGAAATCTTGATAAGATTGCCCTACGCTTCGTAGACCCTTGAGATATGAATTGATTTGTCTCTCCTTGCGCAGCAAGGGACGTCATAGTAAAATCTTCTTGGCTTCCGATCAAAGACCTAATAACTTTTTCTGTGTCTGTCCTTTGCTCACCAGCAAGATCATCGGCTTCTCCGTCATCTCGAATTTTAAACACATTAAGAGCTGTTGCGGCGTTAATAATGCCTTTCTTATTTTCACTTTTTGTAGTCTGGCGTTCGATCACATAGTCTATACCGTTGTGGTTGATAATCACTTTGGACGAGCAGTATGGCTTTCTAACGTTACAAACGTGGATATTCTTCATTGGTCCACGATCTGTGGTATTAAATAAAGAATACATCAAAGTACCAACAATAGAAGATTTACCAATTCTATTAGGTCCAAATACGCCGATAATTCCGCTTAATTTATCAAAATTAATGGCGTTACCCTCACCATAAGCAAACATATTATCAAACTCGAGATAACGCAATGACCATTTTGAATTGCGGGTAGTCTCTTCATTTGCAGCAGCAATCGACAAGTAAGATTTTACTTGCTCTGAAATAGAGGTCCAAGAGTCTTTTGATATTTGAGTTGAGCTGTAATAATCCTTTATCAGTTTTAACAATACATCTGAACTTCTTAGGTCCGACTTTCCAATAGTCACTGTTCCAGCTTTAACCACCGACCGATCAACAATAAAGTCTGATTTAAAAGTGACTTCGGTCGCAAGCTTTGAACTTTTTAAAGCCTCGCTGATAACTTTAAAATCTTTTTGCCCAAGATCTTCAGAAGACCTGACTCTGAATCTAGTCCCTTCCGGATACTTCTTTGAAGATTTTAAAAGTTCTTCTAAAGAACCGGACCACATTAAAGTCACGTATGGCTTTGGGTTAGGAAGTTTCTTAAACTTAACATCCCAATCAATATCACTAGTGATAGTCCAGAAAAGGTATCCACGGTCCACCTCTTCTGCGTAGTTCTGCTGGATTGGAGTTCCTGGATAAGCAATCCAAGGTTTATTTTCACCTTCTACCGTATCTCTATAACCTAGAAATTGCATCTGGTGAATATCTCCCAAAAATGCATACGGATAGCTTTCAAAAAACTCTACCTTAATTTGAGCGTCATCAAGTTCCCAACCTGTCTCTGTCACTGATCCATGAACTGGACCATGGTAACATGCGATGTTGATCTTACCAGGCTCCGGCTTCACATCTTTCCACCCCTCTTCATCAAAGAGAGAATAGACGCACCAATTGAACCCAGGATGAAATTCATACACCCCGCTCTTCTTGTAGAGATGAACTCTGGGGTTATTTAAGGCTGATACGATCGGAGACACGGCATCTTGCCTGGACAGGTTTACCAGGTTACCATCATGGTTGCCAAGAGTGAGGTGAACATGAGCAACCTCTGCCATGGCATCTAGCCACCAAGTCATTTGCTCGATGTATTCAGGAGAAATACCAGTAGTTTTAGTGTGAAACAGATCGCCACCAATGAAGATATGATCGACATTGTTCTTCTTGCAGTCTTTAAGAAAAGTTGTGAAAACTTCACGATATTCATCGTGTCGACTTAAACCTCGCCAGTGAATATCGGCCGTATGAGCAATTCGTACCATTGATCAATCAATGTACCACATTAGCAGTTAGTGTTCAATAAGCCATTAAAACTTAAAATTAGATGAAACAAATTTATCCAGCTTGGTCAAGAACCTGTCTTCCCAGAATAAAGGTTTAGCCTCAAAAAGAGCTTTTTCGAACTCGGCCTTGGACATGCTTCCGGGATCTCCCCAGGGCCTCACATCCACCACCACGACATCGACGTTGTATTCCTGTAACTTCTTCACGATCCGTGGTGTTTTCTTCTGCCACATGTCACCGTCTAGGGCCAGGGCAACAGGAGTTCCATGTAGAAGAATTTTGTTAAATACCTCATGCCGCTCATCAAGGTCTGACCCCAACAATGCAGTTGAATTCTCTGGACACTTGACCATATCGAACGGTCCCTCGCAGAGAACCAGCCGCTTGTTCCAATCCAGGTTGATCTCATTGAAGACTATCGGATTCTTGTCAACATCAGGATTGTCATACTTCGGCTTCTTGTCTTTA